AAATATAACCTTCTTGCTCATAAGGAAGACAAGATATGGTAAACGAGGATATAGAGAAAGCTGTATTTGCGCTGGTTGAAGATTATAACGGCAGAAGTTTGTTTACGTTCAGACGCTATAAGCTTGAGCCGGATACCGATCTGAACAATGACTTTCGCATGGATCCTCTTGACGCGTATGAATTGCTAGAGCGGTATGCTGAAACATTTGGCATTAATCCCGGCACTATCACGTTTGCCGAATATTTCCCGGAAGATTTCACCGCGCCGCACGATCCGCTGACTATTCGTCTGTTAATTGAGTCTGCACAGGCCGGACGCTGGTTGGGTAAATAATTCACGTCTGCAAATGCAGGCGTCTATATCTTCAATTTGTTGCGACCACTTCCAGAGGACAAGAGTGGAACGCGATAATCTCTTACCCTCTCCAGTAATTTATCTTCTTCAGGCACTCTGGAGAAGCGTCTGAACTTTATACACAAAAAAACCGAATAATTATACAACCCTTAAAAATAAATAATTTAACATCAAGTTTGGCGACATAATGGCGATGATTATTTCTTTCTTTATTTATTTATTTATTTATTTATTTATTTATTTATTTATTTGATCGTTTTATCACCACTCGCCATGCTGTGCAAATTGATTTAGTCCGCACTCTACATAGTTGGAAAAACTGTTTATTGCTGTGAATTTTCACAGACACTTCAATTACGGCCGAGTGCTAGAAGCGGACATTATTCAATCAGGGAAAAAGTACAATAATTATTTTATAGACAAGTGTTGAACGAAAATGCCTACAATTGGATTACCAAGAGTTTTGGTTTTTGTTTTAACATCAACATCATAACCAAAGTGGAAGTGAATTCGCCCCCCATTAGTTTTAGAATATTTAAAATGCCACTCACAGCAAACGCATGTGCCATCTATATCTATTTCCCTCTCCTTCATCATTCTGCCCGCTCTACGGGTTTTAGTAGATTCAGGTGATAAGCTGATCCCTTTCTTTAATGCCTCATCCATAAATTCACCCGGATTTCTCCTATAGTCTTCTACGGCAGAGTCATTTAAATATGAAAGTGATTTCACAACCCATTCCATTGGTATAGGTGATATATTGAAGTTTTGAAGCCTTATTTTATTTGACCAGTGGACGTAGATATTTGGGAATAAAATTGGCACTACTGTTTCAAATTCATCTTCTGGACAGTTAGTATAATTGGATATGATGGTTCTTATGCATTCTATGGCACTATCACCCATGCTATATTTATTAATAAACATGTTATTGCTCCACCACGCCTCGCTTTCATAATTTAATTTTGTGATTAATGACACACCATTGTTGTTTAATATAAAAGTAGGAAAGTCTTCTTCTGCTGAATGGGAGTTTGCATGTGCATAATCGCTGGCACTATACGTTCTGTAGAACATTCGTTGAGCCAAATGGAACTTCATGGCCAAATCTCTTTCTTTATTTTTCGTAGGATAAAAAATATCAGCATTGCAAATGCCATTGAATGTTTTGGATAAAAGATCACGTGTAATAAAGATGGTTCCTAAGCGTGCAGGGATATTGCTTTGCAAATTACTAAACCATTCAATTTCAGGATTGTTATCCTCTATTTTTGTAAAAAGAGAAGACAAGTATACTTCATCTATTAAAAATTTAAATTCCATATTAAACCCTCAACTAGATAATTTTTTTAAATTGGTATACATTTGATCAAAATATCCCTCAGGCCAATCCTCAATACTTCCATCAGCGGAGAGACAAATATCAGTAACAGATGAAGCCCCTTCTTTAACTTTTTCAAAAAACTTAAGAGATACATTTTTATTATTTATGATATTCTCTTTTACAGCGATACGGACACCATCTAAGAAATGGTCACTATGAGTTTCTACGATAATTTGAACCCCTGCAGCTGCAGCTTTAGCAACAAGCTCACCCATAGCTGTTTGCCCGCGCGGGTGTAAATGAGCTTCTGGATTTTCTATAATTAATAAAGGAGACTGTTCAGAATGAGATGTTATCCAAGTCTTTGCTGATTCGTTTGTTAGTTTTTCCGTACCATCACTTGATGATAATACCAGTAATGACAAAACAATAGGTAAAGCATAGCTTATTCCAAAACCTGTATTAGTACTTCTAAAAGTATCTATTTCAACATGTGACATATCGTGCTTTTGAACTTTTGAAAAAAGTAACTTTACGCCCGGTGATATTTCACTCATCCAAGAATTGAGTTGAAGCTCTAGAGTAGTACTACTACTACTCGGATGTAACATTTTTTCATTTATTGATATATCACTAAACAAAGAAAAATAGTCAACCAAATATTCCCCCATGCTTCCGACTGTAATTTTTGTCTCACCATGATCCATCACAGGCAATGAGGTAGTAGGGCCTAACCTAGCCGCACAAATATAATCGAACCTCAGACCTAAATTCTTATTAGAAACCTCATAGTTTTCTTTATTAATAGTAAGTGCATGTTGTTCGTTATCGGTTGCAATCTCTATACGGATATCCTGACTTCGAAGAGAGTTTTTTGATTTCAACTCTTCATAATCACCAAATCCTTTTAAGTATGGTGTTTTATTATCAACTGCAGATAAAAGCATTCTTATGGCTTGAATAAGGGTACTTTTCCCACTACCATTTAAACCTGAAAGGACAGTTAATTGACCTAAACAAATGACTGCATCTGTGAATGATTTTAATGCTGTAAGATGTATTTTTTTTATATTATTCATATTAAATACCCATTAATTAAATTCATTATTTCAGCATACCTATAAGTACTACCCCAACTACTAGCGCCGCGTCTACTAACAGCCTCGCTAAAATCCTCATCGTAAAGAATATCTTCATAAGACTCTAAGAAATGCTCTTTTTCTTCAAGAAGTAGGTCAAAATCATCTTCATCAATCTCTGACAAAGCATTTATCCATACTTCAAACAACGACTTATTTATAGCAGCTTTTTTATTATGAGAAGGCATAGACTTTCTGAATGAATGCATACCAAATATTTTATATGCTCTTTCCAATCCAGTTTCAAAATCGTCTATAATTTCTGATAAGGATATCTTAGAATATTCATTTAAATCCATCATAGCACTGGACAAAAAATCATCTATATCGCCTGCGTACTTTTTACGAGGAAATATATTAAAAGCTATAAATCTTAAAATAAGTTCTCGACCAGCCATGCGGTTATCCTTGACTGACCTACCAGTTACCTCAAGGTATTTTTTATTATTGACCATCTCTTTCAGGAGTTTTGTAGCACGCCCCTGGTACAAAGCGTTTCGTATTTCCTGCTCAGATAAGCGCATACCACCGGTATTAATTCTTTTGAAAATATTTCTCTTCACATTCTCCGGAGTACCTGGCTCAATTATTGTAAAAGAGAGTTCAGTTTCCATTATATTATTTACTACTCGGGCACTTTTCGTATTTTTTTCTAGCTGAAAGTATGTAGTCTTATCCAAACTTTCGCTAAGAAACTCAAGGTATTGCAATTTGAATCCCTTTCCATCCTCATCTTCACCCAGCACAAAATCTCTAATAGTGGAAAGCCTTTGAAGACCATCTACAACCTCCCAGACCCCAGCGTTATCTTCAGCCACATAAAACATAGGTAATGGAATTCTTAAAATCATAGATTCAATCAAGAGGCTTTTTCTCTTATGATCCCACACTTCTTCCCTTTGAAAGTCAGGAGAAAGAACTATTGTTTTAGTTTTAATCCTTCGTAAAACTGTATCTAAGGAGATCACTTTTGTCTTGATGGAAATTGAGTCTGGATCGAAAGGATTATCGACGGAATACTCGTCTGAGTCTGGCTCAGCTTCAACACCAGAAAGTAAACCTTCAAGTGCTAGGTCTTCTACTAATTTTTTTTGAATTGCCATATTTCGCCCCTATTATTCATTCAAATATTATACTTTGACTTCAATATCATTTTCCATAAAAAAATGCTCGCAGCCTTCTCCCTGACGAGGTGCAGCCTGCACTACCGCTCTATTCATTCAAACTACATATGACCTGCATCCAGTATTAGATACAACCGCCAGTTAGTAATGTGGGTTTGTTTATCTTCACATTTTCCATTTCGCCACCGTGCTGCAAACTCTGATGGCGCCTGATAATTCAGTGCTGAATGTGGACGAAACTCGTTATAACCCTACCGCCAGTCATTAATAATTTTCCTGGCGTGAACGATATCGCTGAACCAGTGCTCATTCAGACATTCATCGCGAAACAGTCCGTTAAAGCTCTCAATAAATCCGTTCTGCATTGGCTTGCCCGGCTGGATTAAACGCCACTCAACACCATGCTCAAAGGCCCATTGATCCAGTGCGCGGCAAGTGAACTCCGGCCGCTGATCATCTTATTGTCGCCGGATAGCCTCGAAACAGTGCAATGCTGTCCAGAATATGCGTGACCTGAACACCTGAAATCCCGTATGCGGTGGTAATTGTCAGACATTCCTTCGTGAAGTCGTCCACACAGGTCAGGCCCTTTGTCCTGCGACCGGTGGCCAGCGCGTCCATAACGAAACCATCGACCAGGTCAGGTTGGGCGCTGCCGGGATGTGCAGCAGACGTTCCGTTGCCAGTCCTTCACGATGTCGTCTGCGTTTTACGCCCAGCCCGCTGAGATGATAAAGGCGGTACACGCGCTTGTGATTAACCAGAAGGCCTTCACGGCGCAGTAACTGCCAGATGCGGTATTAGCCAAAACGCCTGCGCTCCAGGGCCAGCTCAATAATGCGCCCTGATAAATGCGCATCAGCCGCCGGACGCTAAGCCTCGTAGCGGCAGGTCGACAGAGAAAAACCTGTAAGACTGCAGGCACGACGTTGCGACAGACAGGTCGCATCACACATAAGCTCAACGGCTTCCTGCTTCTGGCCCGTCGTCAGTACTTTCGCCCCAGATCCACCTGAAGTGCCTCCTTATCCAGCATGGCTTCGGCAGGCAGCTTCCTGAGTCTGGCGTTCTCTTCCTCAGACGACTTCAGGCACTTAACCCCGGGCGCCTCCATACTGCCATACTTCTTGCGCCAAGTGTAAAAGGTGGCGTCGGAAATGGTGTGCTTACGGCAGAGTTCACGGGCAGAAACTCCAGCTTCAGCCTCGCGGAGAATACTGATGCTCTGTTCGTCGGAAAAACGCTTCTTCATGGGGATGTCCTAATTTGGCTTATGAAGACATTACTAACATCGCGATGTGTTAATCAACGGGGAGCAGGTCAAGGTTATGCACGGCTAAATACATGAAGGCTAAAGGCACCGCTGACGACACGGTGGTGCAATTTGCCGGACAGGTGCAACGGATGGCAAAAGTGCATCAGTACGGGCTGCAGGATCGCCCATCTGTCCGTGCAAAAGAAATGCAGTATCGGGCGCGCCCGCTGTTAGGACTGGACGCGGAGGATATGAAGATTGTGGAGGGGGAAATCATTAAATTTTTGTTAGGTTAAAGCTCCAAAACAATAGCTTGCTTTTTTGAGTAAAACATTCAAGATTAGCTTACGCCATTAAACATTAGATGGACAATAATTGATTAATTTAAACGACTCCCTTAGTGTCTCTTATAGCTAGGGGTAATTAATTGCATTATGGAGATTACTAATGGACTACTCTGATCTCAAAATACAAAATAAAAAAAAGCAACACTACGTACCACAATTTTATCTTAATTCGTGGCTTGGGAATTTCAATAAAGAACTTTGGGTTAGAAACTCAAAAAAGAAAGAACCAATACCTTACCGCCAATGTGATACAACGGATCTATGTGAAGAGATTTATTTTTATAAAGTCGAAATAGATGATGTAGTTTTCGACATGTTAAACTATAAATACGCCAACGATATTGTATGCGATGAAATAGTCAAACGGATCTTGAATAAAATACATATGCTAAAGCTGGCAGATGATGTCATTAGGAAAAAACAATTTGTTACGAACACTGATAAAATTGCAAATTCTTTTGCCGAAGATTTGCTAAAAGTAGCCAACAAAAACTTCTTAGAGAACGAATATAGCATTATGGAAAAAATTGTTTCTCATGAAATAAATGTACTAACTAAAAGTCAATCCTCACATATAGTAATGCCTATTTCTGAAAAAGTGCATCCATGCCTTATCGCTTTCTTTAGCTTTCAATATTTTCGTACTGAAAAAACCATCAATATGCTACGTGAAAACATAACAAGCATGGTATTGCAGCGCGATGGTGAGGATATAACTCTAACAGACAAACAGACTGATTCCGTGCTTAAATGCACGTTATATATAGAGTCCTTCAAACTAGCACGTACACTTGAAAAAGAAAACTATCATATTACTGTTTTAAAAAACCATACAAAATTAAACTTAATTACTTCAGATTCACCGGCAATACTTTTTTACGACCAAGGCATTGGGATTATGCCTCTTGCCCCGAAACTTTTAATGAAGTTAGAAAAAAAATCATACTCCTCCGCCAATAAAAAAATGTTAATTGATTCAATAGTTAATAGTGATGTAATAGGTAGTTATAATAGCGCTATAGCTCAAGCTTCACATTCAATTCTTATAGCCAAGAAAAAAAGCGAGCTTAAAGCGATTAATAAAAATCTATAAGATTAATATCGTGCTCAGAATCAATGAATGGATGTCCATCAATGTTGTGCCATCGAACACCAACCCGCCTCAAATTGTATGCCGCCTGAGAGGGCGGCATTCTTTTATCCATGAATATATCCATCCCCAAAAACGACATTCCGCGCCTGCTGCGCAATCTGATCCGCATTGGCACCGTTGCCGAGGTGGATTTGGTTGCGGGGACATGTCGCGTCAACACTGGCGGCAACTTCACCGACTGGCTGCACAGGCTTACGTCCCGCGCGGGGCGTTCCCGTTCATGGTGGGCACCGGCCGCAGATGAACAAGTTTTGCTGTTTAGCCTAGGCGGTGAGCTGGATACCGCCTTTGTGATGCCCTGCATTGTCTCTGATGAATTTCCTGCGCCGTCGGCGTCAGCCGATGCCATGCACGTCACTTTCCCTGACGGCGCGGTGATTGAGTACGAACCCAAAACCGGCGCGTTGCTGGCAACCGGCATAAAGTCCGCGACGGTGAACCCCTCGGAAAAAATGGCTGTGACTGCTCCGCTGATCACCTGCACGGTGACAACCCGCAGAATGCGGCGCTGCGCCTGCAAATTATGGCGGCCTGCTACAGCGCGATCCTCAAGTGGGAGCCACGCGTCAGCCTAACCAGCATCACTTGTGAAACGACGTTCGACGGAAAAGGGTTGGTGGAACTCGCCGGCATCCGCAAAGACACGTCCGCCGCCATTTCCTTAACCCTACCCGTGAGCTGAATTATGGCAACTATCGACCAGAGCCAGTTACCCGCCCCCGACGTGGTGGAGGTGCTGGATTACGAAATCCTGCTGGCAGAACGTAAAGCCACGCTGGTGTCGCTTTAACCCGAAGACCAGCAGGCCACCATCGCCCGCACATTGACCCTGGAGTCTGAACTGATTGTGAAGCTGCTGGAGGAGAATGCTTAACGCGAAGTGATCCTGCGTCAGCGGGTTATTGAAGCTGCGCAGTCGGTGATGCTGACTTATGCCACCGGAACAGACTTGGACAATATCGCCGCCACGTTCAGCGTGCAACGCCTGACGATAACTCCTGCAGATACGGTCAGGGTGCCTGCCGACCTGCTGGCGAAAGTACAGGCCGCGCTCAATGACGAGAACGTGCGCCCCGTGGCTGACCGCGTGACCGTCCAGTCTGCCACCATGGTCAGTTACACCATTGACGCCGTGCTGTATCTGTTCCCTGGTCCGGAAGCGGAGCCCATCCGAGAAGCAGCCGAGGCAAAGCTGATTGCTTACACCACGGCACAACATCGCTTAGGCCGCGACAGCCGGCTGTCCGCCATTTATGCCGCGCTGCACGTTGAGGGCGTGCAGCGGGTGGAGCTGAAAAGCCCCGCCGCTGACATCGAGCTGGATAAAACGCAGGCGTTATTCTGCACCGCGTACACCCTGAAAGTGGGCGGTTACGATGAGTGATCGCCTGCTGCTCGTCGTTTCCTCCGCGCTGGAAGTCGCCGCCGCCGATGCCTGCGCGGAGCTTGAAAACGTGCCAGTGCCGCTGCGGCAGCTTTGGGATACGCTGACCTGTCCCGCAGGGTTTTTACCGTACCTGGCGTGGGTGCTGTCGGTTGACCGATGGGATGAAAACTGGCCTGTCGCCACCAAGCGCCGCGTCATTCATTCGGCCTGGTTCATTCACTGCCACAAGGGAACCATTGTTGCCATCCGGCGCGTGGTGGAGCCGCTCGGCTACCTGATTAACGTGACAGAGTGGTGGAAAACGAATAACGAGCCCAGCACGTTTCGCCTGGATATCGGCGTGCTGGAAACCGGCATCACCGAAGTAATGTATTTAGAAATGGAAAGGCTAATTGCTGACGCCAAGCCTGCCAGCCGCCATCTGATCGGCCTGACCATCCCCCAGGACATTAAAGGCGATGTTTACATTGGCGCGGCGCACTGCCTTGGCGAGCTGCTGACCGTTTACCCTGCATAAGAGGATGCTATGAGCATATTTAAATCAGTTGTCACCACGCTCAGGCAGTCGCGTATTACGGCAGCCAATGCGGCGGGGACTGATATCAATATTACGCAGCTTGCCGTCAGTGACGGCAAGCTGCGTGGCGACCACGCCGGTTGCCACGCAGACCAAACTGGTTAAAGAGGTATACCGCACGCTGCTCAATCCCTTAAAGCTGGATCCGACTCATGGCAACTGGGTGATTGCTGAGGTGGTGATTTCCGCCAGCGTTGGCGGTTTCTGGATGCGTGAAATGAGGCTGTTTGCTGACGACGGCACGCTGATTGCCGTCTGCAACATGGCGGACACGTACAAGCCGACTTTGGCGGAAGGCTCAGGGCGCACGCAAACTTTACGTATGGTGATTGCGGTCAGCAATACCGAAGCCATCAACCTGCTGATTGACGACTCGGTGATTATGGCGACTGAACATTATGTGAATGACCTGCTGGCGGCACATGAAAAATCTCGTAACCACCCCGACGGCACGCTGACGGCGACAGGTTTTGTCCAGCTTATTAACTCGGTCAGCATTACCAGCGAAGCGCTGGCTAGGACGCCGAAAGCGGTGAAGACCGCCAACGACAATGCCAACACCCGCGTCCCTTCTGGCCGCAAAGTAAATAACAAACCGCTGAGCGCCGACCTCACCCTGGCAGCGGAGGACGTCGGGGCGCTACCTGTCGCTTACGGCGTTCTAGGTACCGCGAATATCAATACGTTTAACCTGACAAAAATTGGTCTGTATGTGCAAAGCACCGGCGCAAATGCCACGGTAGCGAATGGCTATCCGGCAGGCTCACAGGCGGCGGGCGTGCTTGAAGTAATGCCTGCTTCCTGGACGGGCGGCGTATTCGGTGCAAAACACCGGCATGGTGTGGACACGCGCGCTGAACGCATCCTGGAATGGAACAGACGAACCATGGTGTGAATGGATGCAACTGAGCACCGTCAATTCCGTCAGTGTGCCTACGGCTATCCTGACAGGAACGGATATTAATACCCTGGGCTTTGCGAGCGAACCCGCAAGGGCTGCCCTGTATGCGCAGCCTAAAAATGCTAATGCGACCCCAGCATTAAATTATCCTGAGAAAACGGCGGGCACGCTGCATGTGATGCCGAGCGCCTACGGTTGCCAGCAAATGTATGTCACCTTCACGAGCAACACCTGGAACCGCGGATTGTCCGCTGACTGGAACGGTGTAGATGGTCCATGGAAAGAGTGGGTGCCAACATATGGCACGAACAACAAACCTACGGCGGCAGATGTAGGCGCACTTGCTTCAACTGGCGGCGTGGTGACTGGCGAAATCAAAGGCACTTCTGCGGTATTTTCCGGATCGCTAACGCAACGGGAAAATACTGTGGGATATCGGCAGCTAATTTCTCGCGCGGATGCCTTTTCGGCATACACAACGTATAACCGACTTGATCAGGTAGAGGGCGTGCAGCCTAGTTCGGTGAACGCTGTTGGCGATATTAACGCCCGCCTTACTACTGCGGCGGGTGATACCTAGGGTCGTATCCTGGGCGGGGTGAGTTTTAGTACAACACCATCGGTGGCGGAAGGTTAGCGCTCAACGCAAGAAATGACGCCGGATTGGTTGATTCTTCCATAACATTAGACGGGGATAGTGCCAATACGACATTTACGGGTGACACCGAATTTAAAGGATTGGTGAGATTCAGTCGCCATGATGGTACGTGTGAATTCAGCACATCTGATGCAGCTCATCCACTGATCTCGGTGAACTATTCAGACGCGGGCAGTTTCGGTTTTTGGGACACCACTAACGGCAGGTAGGTTCTGCGAAAAAGAGCGTCAAACCTGACAACGGGTAACGCAGATTATTGGGTGATGGACAGCGGCCTTGAAATCGCCGGTGCGTATAGCCTGACGTTAACGACGGCGCTGCCTGTTTCCAGCGGCGGCACGGGTGCAAAGAATGCCGCTGAAGCGCGGGCTAACCTTGGCGCGTTAGCCGTGGGTGATGTCCTTGTGGGAATGCCAGTTCCCTGGCCTTCTGACACCGTGCCCGCCGGCTTTGCCCTGATGGTCGGGCAGCGATGAAAACGTGTGTCCTCACCACCATCTATGCCACGCAAAAGGCCGCCATGCGGGCAGCCCAGGCGAAGTGGGACAAACTACAGCGCAGCGTCGCCAAATTCTCGATCTCCCTGGCTCGCGAGCGGGCTGATTTATTTCCTGAGACGCCGGTGGCGGTGTCCGGCTTTAAGTCAGTGATCGACGCGCAGCCGTGGATAATCAGCAAGGTGACGCACAGCCTGGGCGGCAGCGGATTTGTGACGACGTTGAATCTGGATGTGTTAATCTCAGATGTGAAATATGAGGCGAAAGAAAACTAAATTCAGATTTAGCCTCAAAATAGTTGCATTGCATAAAAATTTATTTAAATTATGTATAATTGCTAGAAAATACTTACAATTTCAGTACTGATGAGATATTTCATAAAAAACTTATTACTGTCTAAATGTTGTCTTCTACTAATGCCAGTTTTTTCATATACGCAATATGATTTTTCAATGCCGCATTTCTGAATAACATTGTAGCTGTTAGATCAAAGGAATCGAAAAGGAGGTTAAATGGCAAGAACCATCATTGAATTTCATCTAACTGGAAAGCCAGCTTCCGTCAATGGAAGTACGGAAAGAAAAAACAGTTGGAAAGACCAAGTATATCGCACCGTTACTGCGATGTATTCTAATGGCAAAGTGGGTGAAAAACTGACTCTAAAAGTTTTTTATTTCCCTCATAACCAACAATACTGCGACGTAGATAATGGTTTGAAATATACTATTGATGGCATGGCCCCTGTTCTGATGACTAATGACAGAAATGTCACTCGAATCATCGCTGAACGTTTTCCCAAATCACCAGGAGCCTCTCTAGTTGTGTCGCTAAGCATAGCCCCATATATAGCTAACTTAATAGCTATGCGCGAAACTAACAACACTCCAGATTATATCACTTTGGTAAAACTGGAAGAATATGAGTGTAACGGAGGGAATTTATGGTAAACCCTAGAGATTATGAAAGATATCAGCTTGATTTGATCAAAGCTGAATATGAGGCTAAAGACTTTATTATTATTGATGAAGTTAAAAGGTCCTCTAATCGAATGGTTTTCGATGCAATAGCAGTTAATCTTCGAACGAGAGAAGCAGTAATAATCGAAATAGTGAATGCCAATCTGAACGGTGCAGAAAGACCACATCTTCGGGAAAGGGCAGAATATATTAGAAAAGCTATTAGAGACAGAGAATTCGAAAATGAAATCCCACACTTTTTTGATAGGTTCATGAGGTGGTCTGTGGATTTTCGTTATATAGATTCAAAAGAAAAATCTGAAAAAGATAGAAATATTTTTGTGCAATTAAATTTCAGTAATGAATCTCTAGTCAAAATAATTGGCGAGAAATTACCTAAACCAATCACCCCTCCCCTGAGTCAATTTTTATTAAATCGTCAATTTCTTTCTGACTGGTCAATAACTGCGCGAACCATAAGATCTTTCATTCCATTTGCATTATCGGGTAGGAATGTTGTTGAGGAATTATCAGTATTAGATCTCTACAATATAATGCTTTCACAATTCGATATAATTCCTGCAGAGCAAAAGCATGAAGATGCGATTCTTGACCTATTTGATCTTTTTGAAAGTGTTCAATTGGCTATTAATGGTGGTGATGTAAATCCAGAGAAGGTAAAAGAATTAAGATTGCATTTGATTAATATCAGACAACAGATTCGTCAATGGGCTAAACACAATCATCGCGCCTTAGTAATCAAGTAAAGCTGATTTTAGCTTCAAAGATGATATATAAATTTGTGAAAAAACTGTAATTTGAGATGTATATTTTCAATTCACATACACAATGAGTATATCTCATTAGAATGATTCCATGGTGATTATTATGATGCATTGCCCCAAATGCCAGCACGCAGCTCACGCCCGTTCAAGCCGTTACCTCAGCACCAATACCAAAGAGCGTTATCACCAGTGTCAGAATATCAACTGCAGTTGCACGTTCAAAACGCATGAGTCCATTGCGGACATCATTGTTGAACCTGGAACGATACATGCCGTGCAACTCCATGCAGATAAACATAGTCAGCAGTCTCTTCAAATGCACTGAAACCAAGCCCGCAAAAGCGGGTTTTTCTATTATAGATTCAGTGAATTAATCCCTTTGCATGTATACGACTGACTAAATCAAACATTTAAACTGGTTTTATATACAGTAAAATTCACATTCTCATAAAGGAGAATGTGATGAGTGTAAGAAAGCTGTCTACAGGCAAATGGTTATGTGAGTGCTACCCGAACGGGCGCGAAGGTAAGCGATGCCGCAGGCCGTTTGATTCTAAGGGGTAAGTCTTAGCCTTTGAGACTTACACCATGTATCAGGCAAAGAACAAACCCTGGCTGGGCGAGAAGGAAGACCGGCGGAAGCTGAGCGAACTAGTCGAACTTTGGTACAGCCTGCACGGCTGCTCTCTGAATGATAAAAAGGGACGACTAGGCAAACTAAGGATTATCAGCGCGGGTATGGGTGACCCGATAGCCAGCATGATCACACCGAAAGACTGGGCACATTATCGCGATCAGCGGCTGCGCGGTGAAATTGAAAATTGCTACAATTCCAGCTTGGCGACCCGTAAAGTTTCCACCGGTACGGTGAACTGTGAACATGCTTTTCTGCGGGCGGTGTTCAGTGAGCTGAAACGCCTAGGGGAAAGGACGTTACCTAACCCGCTGGAAAATATCCCCGAGTTCGACCAGCCGGAACGTGAAATGGCATGGCTGACTCAGGAACAAATTATGCTGCTCATGGCGGCATGTGAAGAGCATGGGAATGATGAATTAACGCTGATCGTTAAACTCTGTCTTTCTACAGGCGCACGCTGGAACGAGGCCGCCAAAATCAAAAGCTCGCAGAGCTCCCCGTACAAACTCACCTTCATCAATACCAAGGGTAAAAAGAATCGTACCGTTCCCCTCGCCCGCCCGCTGTATGACGAACTGCTCGCCCGTAAAGGCACGTACTTCTCGCCCTGCTATAAACAGTTTTATCGGGTGATCAGGCTGGCCGGCATCGAGCTACCGGAAGGTCAGATGACGCACGTTCTTTGGCATACGTTCGCCAGTCATTTTATGATGGCCGGTGGCAACATCATCGTGTTGCAACGCATCCTTGGGCACTCAGATATCCGGGTCACTATTCGATACGCGCACTTTGCTCCGGATCACCTGGAAGACGCTATCCACCTGAATCCGCTGGCTCAAATCAGTGACGATAAAATGGCGATGGAGAATCCAAATGAGTAACATTGAGGGATAAGAAAAAATAGCCTAACTTATTGTTTTTACTACAGGTGATTATTTTGAAAAACAGGCAAAAAAAGACCGAATACGATTCCTATATTCGGTCCAGGGAAATGGCTCTCAAGGAGCCGTGCGCTAAAAGTTGGCATTTATGAAGGCGATGTCGCCTTGCCATTTAACATTAGAACAGCGCGGTGG